GGAGTAGAAAAACTCAGGAAGAAAATGCAGAAAGATGCTGACATAGAAAATGCAGGTCTTGAAGCAGATTTCATAGATAGTGGTGGTCCTGAAAGAGTTGCAAAACAAAAAGATCAAGAACAAGAACCACCAGAAGAAAAACCAGAAAATACAGAACAAGAATTGAGAAGTAAAGGTGACAAAGATCCAAATGATAATAAGAAGATAATAAAAAGTCCAAAATCAGAAAATTTTATGTTAAAATTTGAAGACTTTATCCAAGAATACGTAGTAAAAAAAAAAAAAAAAATATCCAAGTCCAAGAAAGATATGGAGATTAAGTTAGGTGATGGATCAGAGATACCAATAGATCCGATGACAGCAGACATTTTTGTTAAATATATAGAGGGGCTTAAATCCTCAGAACAGAAAAGAGTTATTAATCAAATCCAACGGACTGAAAGAGGTTTTATGAAAGTCCTTGGGAAAGCACACGGAGAGTAAAGAATGGCTTATACAGTAGCAACCCAAACATTAGTAGACACGAACTCCAAAGCAGTAGTTCATGTTGATGGTGAGTGCGAGACCTCTGGTGATGTATCAGCAACAAACATTTTTGATTCAAGTCACTCAAAATATAGTTTATTGACTCTCACTCTCAGCGGTGCACCAACTACAAATTTTTGTATCGGAGAAGTTCTCACTTGTGATAGTCAATTTTTAAGAGTCCAAGATTATACAAGTGGAGGAACCACAGTAGTAGTTTATAGAGTTACAAGTGCAACAGATGTCACACCACTTGCTTTTGCAGCTGGTAATAGTGGACCAACCACTTCTGAAGCAATTGTAGGTTCTGTTTCTGGTACATCTTCAGTAACTACACACTCATCAACGACTGGAGCATTTGTTCAAAAATCTGTATCTGTAACTAGCATTAGATGGTCTGTTTCAACTGGTCACTCTGCAAAATTATTCTACAATGGTGGAACTGCAGATCAAGATATTTGTTATCTAACAGGAGGTGGAGTTTGGGATTCAACAAATCACTTTATACCAGTAGGAATGGGATCAGCTGCAGGTGATGCTGGTTCTGTACTTGGAGATATTCAAATAGTTACTGTAGGTGCTGCAGACAAAGATACACTCACGATACAAGTTGGTATCCAAAAAGGTGCTGGATATGAACAACCATTATATGCAAAGAATCTTAGCCTTGGATACAATCAAGGACAACATGGATTTGGAGATACTTACTGATGAAAACATTCTCTGAATTTAACGAAGAGATCCAAGAACTCACGATTGGTGCAAGAGAAAAGAGAACTGCCTCTGACAGAATGGCACAAAAGAGAGACTATAGAAAGAATCGTGCACAACAAATTCAAAAGATGAGAAGATACAGAAAAACTGCAGGATACAAACAATTACAGAGAAAAGCAAAGATAATGAGAAAAAGAGGTAAAACAGCAACAGGAAGAAATATATCTGTCAGAGGTGGTACTGGTGCAGCTCAAAGAATTAGAGATAAGAAAAAAGAATTGAGAAAATGAAAACTTATTCTGAATTACTCTCTGAACTTTCAATCCAACAAAGATTGAAAAGAAGTAGAACCAAAAAAAAAAAAAAAAAAATTATTGCAAGAAAAAGACAGATTGCATTGAAGAAACCACCTTCTCCTGAAAGAATTGAAAAGAATATCAAAAGACAAGTAAGACAGAAAGCATTGGCAATAGTTGATAAACAAGGACAATATGCTGATGCAAGTCCAGGCCTTAAAAAACAAATTGAACTCAAGGCTGACAAGAAAGTACAAAAAATGGGTGCAAAGTGGACTAAAAAACTTAGGCCACAAGTAAGAAAACAAATGAAGGCTGCTTACAAAGAAAGAATGTCTTCCTCAAATCCAGAATTATAGTGGAGAGTAAAATGAAACTTATTAGCGAAGAAGCTTGTAATGTAGAATACATCACTGAAGGAAAAGATGGTTCAAAGAACTATTTTATTGAGGGTGTATTCATGAAAGCGGAAACTAAAAACAGGAATGGAAGAATCTATCCAAAAGAGATACTTCAAAAAGAGGTAAAGAGATACGGAGAGTCTTTCATTCAAACAAAGAGAGCTTTTGGTGAGTTGGGGCATCCAGATGGACCAACTGTAAACCTTGAGAGAGTTTCACACATGATTGAGGAACTTGTAGAGGTTGACAATAATTTTATGGGAAGAGCAAAGATTCTTGATACTCCATACGGCAAAATCGTAAAGAGTTTGATTGATGAGGGAGCCAAGTTAGGTGTTTCATCAAGAGGTATGGGGTCATTGAAACCAAGAAAGGATGGCATACAAGAGGTTCAGGGTGACTTTTATTTAGCCACTGCCGCCGACATAGTTGCTGATCCGTCTGCCCCAGATGCATTCGTTGCAGGTATTATGGAAGGTAAAGAATGGGTTTGGGATAATGGGATTCTGAAAGAGCAACAAATTTCAGAAATTAAAAACGAAATAGAGAAAGCCCCCAAAAAAGACAGGGAACAGACACTTGTTAAGGCTTTTGAAGACTTTATAAGTAAGTTGTAAAGTTTATATTTTTATAAATAATAATAGTAAATTTTAAATCTATAAGGAGAATTTCAATGTCTGAAGAAATTTTGGAACAACAGTCTGAAGAGGAACTGGAAGAGCAGAATGCTGTGGTAGAGCCTTCAGACGATGAAATTAACGAGGCCAAGGCCAAGTCTGAAGAAATGGAAGACGGCGAGGAAGAGGAAGAAGAAATGGAAGAATCCTTTCAGACTCCTAAGACCAAAGCTGGAATGGTAAAAGCCATTTACGACCAACTCAATTCCATGAAGAAAGCAGAACTCTCTGATTCTTTCTCAAAGATCATGGGTGCCACTTCTTTGAATGAAGAAGAGGAAGAAGAGGATGATGAAGAAGAGGTAAAGGCCGGCTACAAAATGGAAAACAAGAAACTCAAGAAAGAAGACCTTGACTTGAATGTTAAGGAAGATATGGACGCCATCATGAATGGTGAAGAACTTTCTGAGGATTTCAAGACAAAAGCAGCCACAATCTTTGAAGCTGCAGTGTCTGCAAAAGTTATCAGTGAAGTCAATCAAAGAGTTGACGCTCTTGAAGAAGAATTCAATAAAGAAATTCAAGAGGCAAAAGAAGAGTATAAGTCCAATATGTCCGAAAAGGTTGACGGATACCTCAACTACGTTGTAGAAGAGTGGATGAAAGAGAATGAACTTGCTGTAGAAAGAGGCATTCGTTCTGAACTCGTAGAAGACTTCATGACAGGTCTGAAGAATCTTTTCCAAGAACATTACATTGACATTCCAGAAGAGAAGGTTGACTTGGTTGACGATCTCTTTGAGAAGGTTGAGGACTTGGAGAAGCAACTTGACGAAACAGTTAATAACAGCGTAGAGATGAAGAAAGAACTTGCAGAGTTTAAGAAACAAGAAGCTCTGAGAGATGTATCTGAAGAACTTGCTGATACTGAAAAAGAAAAACTTCAAAAACTTTCTGAAGGTGTAGAGTACGAAGATGATGCACAGTATAAAGAAAAACTTGAAGTTATTAAAGAAAACTACTTCCCAAAGGGTGAGGATACTCCACAACCATTGACAGAAGAAGTTGAGAACAATGAGTCAGATGAACTCGTTGAAGACGTTGATGCTTCAGTAAGCTTTTATGCTAATGCACTGAAGAGACATAATAATAAGTAATTTTTAACAACCACTTTAGGAGATAAAAAATGTATCTAGCTGAAGGACTACAGAAGAAGTGGTCACCTGTCTTAGAGCATGAGGATATGCCTAAGATTAAAGACCCATATAGAAAAGCAGTTACTGCTGTTCTTCTGGAAAACCAAGAAAAGGCCATGAGAGAACAGGCCGAACAGGGTAATTTCGGTATGATTACTGAAAACCCAACCAATAACACTGGTGATGTAACTTTTCAAGATCCTGTCTTGATTTCCATGATTCGTCACACAATGCCAAATCTCGTCGCATACGATGTTTGTGGTGTTCAACCAATGACAGGACCAACTGGACTCATTTTTGCCATGAGAGCAAAATATGATAATCAGGATGGTGCTGACAACTTCTACAACGAACCAGATGCAACTCATTCTGGTGCTGCTACACCTGCTGCACCTACAAGTGGTGCTGCTGCTACTGACTTTGCTCAGGGTGGAAGTGGAACTGCTGTTGTTGCTGGTCTTGGAACAACAACTGGTGAAGCTCTTGGTATCACAGGAGTAAGTGGAACACACGGATCTGACTTTCAAGAAATGGCATTCTCAGTTGATACTGTCACAGTAACAGCTAAGACACGTGCTCTTAAGGGTGAGTATTCAATGGAACTCGCTCAAGACCTCAAAGCAGTTCATGGTCTTGATGCCGAAACCGAATTGGCTAACATCCTTTCACAAGAGATTCTTGCTGAAATCAATCGTGAAGTAATTCAAAACATCTACTTTGCAGCTGCTACTGGTGCACAGCATAACGTAACAACAACTGGTGTTTTTGACCTTGACACAGATTCCAACGGAAGATGGTCGGTTGAGAAGTTCAAAGGTTTGATGTTCCAGATTGAACGTGAAGCTAATGCTATTGCTAAGGCCACACGTCGCGGAAAAGGTAACATCATCATCACAT